AACATGATAGGATACTGTCTCTGAAATTAAAGCACTTTAAAGCACTTTAAAGCACTTTATAGTGTTGTAGTTAGAAGTTTAATTTCATTGCACAGGAGAAATATTATGGCCGGAGAAACAATTGATCAAGCGTTAGTAACGCAGTTTTCAAGCAACGTACACAACGCAGCCCAGCAAACAAAAGCAAGGTTGCGCTCACACGTCGAGATTATACCCATCACGGGAGATAAATTCGCGTATGACGGTTTAGGCTCTGTGGAGGCCTCAGAACAGTTTGGAAGACATGAAGCGGTTATATTCTCAGACGCTAACCACACCAGACGTAAAATAAGCAGACGCAGATTTACTTTAACACTTCCGATTGACGCTTCTGATGTTAGGGGCGCCCTTATCAGTCCTTCAAGCCAATACGCTCAAGTTTGTGTCAGAGCCATGGAAAGAGTATTTGACAGAGTCGTTATCGAGTCTATGTTTGTTCCTGTTTACACCGGGAGAGACATGGATACTGTAGTCGCATTCGCCACCGACGGTGGATCCACTGTTGATGCAACTGCTGGTCTCACGTATGAAAAATTACTTGAGGTTGGGCAGAACTTCATCGACAAAGAAGTTGGAACTGAACTCCCTGAAGATTTAGTTATGGGTATTTCAGGTGACGAGCATACTGCGCTCATGCAAGAAAATGAGTTAACCAATGGCGATTTCACAAAACAGTATGTCGTCGAGAAAGGCAAGATAGCACAAGCCGCTGGGATTGGCTTGATACTTTTTGCCGGAGCCATTGACCATCCGTTGCTCAGTGTGACAGCTGGAACAAGAGATTGCTTCGCTATGTCCACCAGAGGAATGGCGGTTGGTATGAGCAAAGAAATGGGCCTCAAGATCGAAGACCGCTCTGACTTGGTTGAAACAACTCAGGTCCAGATAATATTCGAACTTGGCGCCGTAAGAACCGAAGGCGTTCTTGTCCAAAAAGTACAAACCACTGACTAATCAGTGAGTAAATCTAGTAGCACAGGAGAACAATATGGCTGTAGTGAACGAATGGATTAACACTGAAGTAGAAGCGGGTAAATTGGGCAACCCTTCCAAGATAATGCCGGGTAGAGTATTTGCATTCGCGGCTACTTTCGAGATAGCCGCAGCGGATAGTGACGGCTCGACGTACAAGATCGCCAACCTGAAATCGAACATGGTCCCCAAGGAAATCAAGCTTAACTGTGACGCATTGACCGGTTCCACGGACTGGGATCTTGGTTTCTATACCGAAGCAGGTATTGAGGTCGATGAGAATATTCTCATGGACGCCACAGACATTAGCACAGGGTACGCAATTGGCTCTGAAATCAACTGTTTGTCAGCCCTTGCCATTGCCAACATAGGTAAAAAAATATGGGAATTGCTCGGCAAAACCGTCGCCGATAAAGACGACGCTTATGTTTTGACCTTAACCGGCCAGACCATTGGGTCGGCTGCTGGGACCATATCACTTCGCGGTGAATTTATCCAAGGATAAGTTCCAGAAGTCTAAAAACTATTGTACCCGCTCTGCTTAATTGTGGAGCGGGTATTTGAGGAGATTATGGCAAAACCCACTTCCGACATTCACATTTGTAACCTCGCTTTAGATAGATTGGGGATACGCTCAATAACTAGCATAGACACCCCAGTCACCACCGAAGAGGACGTATGCGCCCGGCATTATGATGCTGCCAGGAGAGAAGCACTTCGCACACACGTTTGGAATTTTGCTAAAAAATATGGCACCTTAACCGCTTCCGGCTCAGTAACTCCAGATTTTGGGTTCGGTACCGCGTACGCCTTACCAAATGATTTTATTAGACTTTGCACTTTGGGGGATACCACTCTAGGTGCCAATTTGTCGTCTGACCTCTATGACCTAAGTGAAGGGTATATTTTTACTGACAGCGCCGGGGATGATGGCTTGGCCATGCAGTATATTTATGACGCCGTCACAGTGGCCAAGTTCGATGCTCTTTTTGTGAGAGTGTTGGTGCTGACTCTGGCCCACAATATGTCGTACAAATTTAATTTAAAAGCAAGCGTTAGGAGAGAGATACAAGATGAGATGTCAGAATTGACCATGGAAGCTAGAGCAGTTGATGGCCAAGAGAAGCCACCTCAGAGAGTGCAGAGAAGCCCCATATTGAACGCCAGAAGGATGGGGCTTAAAAGAAACAACAAATACACCTAAGGAGAGCATAGATGTCAAACGCTGCACTTGTAAATTTTGCCAATGGTGAAACCTCTCCTAAGAGTAGAGGTAGATTTGACATAGCGGCGTATGCCTCCAGTTGCCGTAAGATGGTCAACTTCATTCCCGAGGTTCAAGGTCCCGCAAGATTTAGAAATGGGTTTAAACGTGTGGCCAATACAAAAAGCAACTTAGACGCCAAGTTAGTGACTTTCCAGTATAATGATTCTGATGCGTATGTACTTGAGTTTTCTGCCACGGCCATAGCGGGCGGGGTTTACACCCCTGGGTCTGGGGTACTTAGAGTGTATGGTGGGGATGGGACATTGGTTGATGAGGTGGCGTCCACATACGACGATCCCCGGGAGCTAGACACTTTAACTTTTGCCCAAAGTGGGGGCACCCTTTACTTAGCACAGAAAGACAATCTCCCTAAAAAAGTTACTGTGGATTTAGACGGCAATTGGTCTGTAGACACATATGCAAGGACCTATGACCCTTTTCCAGCCATAGTCAATATGACCGGGTACACTACTGGGGCCGCCCCCGAAATCACTTTAGACGCCAATGTGACGGACGACAGTATTTTAAAACTACTCACCATCAATGCCGGAACTCCTATTGGTTTTTCAGTGTTGCAGTTTAGAGTTCATCTTAAATCAGGCACCACTTACTATCTGAGAGACGTCGATACAAATGCCGCGTATGATAATACCGCTTGGCCCGCGTACTCCAATCCCGGCACTTGGCTTAACATATCTGATATGCCTTTCTCAGTGGCTTTCTACGAAAGTAGATTAATATTTTTTGCAACACGCCTTAGACCCCAAACCATATTCATGAGCAGAACTCCGATAAGCACTACTGGCGTAGCGCGATTTGATGATTTTACTGGCGGAGCAGACGCCGACCACGCCGCCTTTTTCACCTTGGCCCCAACAACTGGAAAGGTTGATTACGGCGCTTGGGTTGGGGGAATGCCTGACTTTTTATTGGCCGGAACTTTAGGTGGAGTTTTCAAGATTTCAGGCGGTGGAGTAAATGAGCCCATAACCCCTTCGAGTATAAGTGTAAGGCAAGTGGAAGCGTACGGGTGTGAGCCAGTTCCCCCGGCGTTAAGTGGCAACAGAGCCTTCTATATCCAAAGAGGCGGAAAAGTTTTTAGGTCTTTCCAATACGACATAAATGCAGATGACTACTCTGGCAAGAATGAGGTGTTGAACGCCGAGCAAGTTGCGTACAGTAAACTTGAGCGTGTAGCTTTCAGGACTGGAGTCCTAGACACTCTGTGGGTGGTGAGGGCTGATGGTCAATTAGCAGTTCTAACAGTTTTAGGAAGAGAGAATATAGCCGGGTGGCATAGGTACGACATCGGGGGGACAGACGCCAAGGTTCTTGATGTGGTCATACTTCCAAGAGAGGACAATGACGACCAAGTGTGGGTTGTGACAGAGCGAACCATAAATGGTAGCACGGTCCGTATGCTTGAAGTTTTAACGGACCCTGTGGAGTTTCCAGACCCCGAGGATTTCTACACTGGTCCTGATGACGCCACTATCAATAACACCTCGTACGTAAATGCGGTGTACAGAAAACAAGAAGATTATATCTATATGGATTGTGCCGCCACCTACAATGGTTCGGACAGAGGAGTGGCCGCGGGAGCAACCTTGACGCCTGGGGCCGTTACTGGAGATGATATAAATTTTGTGGCAAGTGAAGATGTATTTACTGCCGATGACGTGGGGAGTGAGTTGTGGAAGAAACCCTTGGCCACTACTGGAGAAGGAAGCGGCAGAGCCACCATAACTGCTTACGTAAACGCCAAGAATGTGACTTGCGACATAACCGAAGATTTTGATGACGCGGATGCTATACCAGCAATCGATTGGTATATTGCTGCCGATGAAATAAGTGGTCTTTCACATTTAGAGGCCGAGTCAGTTTCAGTTACTGGGGATGGAGCGGTCATAGCCGATGGAGAGTTGAGCGGAGAATACGACGCAATAACAGTGGCAAGCGGAGCAATAACTTTACCCAGGAATGCCGCGGTGGTTCACGTGGGTTTGGCCTATGAAGGAATGATACAGACCCAAAATATAGAGATTGGTGGTAGGTCCGGACCGGCGCAAGATAAGCCCCGCAGCATAGTTGAAATGGCTATACGATTTTTAAACACCCTCGGAGTGGACTACGGCACAGACCCATACCACATGGACCAAGTCGTAGACTGGTCAAACCTTTTCATAACTGACAGACCCGCACCAGTATTCTCTGGCATGAAAAAGTTGCATTACTCCGATACCTGGAGTATCGATGGAGCGGACAAGCATGTGGTAGTTATGCAAAGACTACCTTTACCATGCTCAGTCCAATTCATTGATATCTATTATTCGAGCTCGGAGGATTGATGGGACTTATACCTTTCAAAATAGAGCACTTGGCTAACATGGACTTTAAAGAGAGCGTAAAAAGCATTGCTTCGGTTGAAGTGCTGAAAGAGGCCATGTGTAAATTGGTGGGGGATGACACCAGTGCGACTATGGTGTCAGAAAAGGACGGAACAATTTTAGGAGTTTTAGGGGCAGTGAATGTTATGCCTTCAGTTTGTGAAGTTTTTATTTTGGCAACGAAGCAGCAGGGCGACCACCCGATAGAGTTTGCCAAATCAGTCAAAAAGAAACTCTATGAATTGAAGACAAAATATCGTAGAATACAAGCCATAGCATCGGACGACAAGTTTCACACAAGATGGCTTAGCTGGCTAGGATTTGAGAGAGAAGGAGTTATGAAAAAGTACGGAGTCAACGGAGAAAATTTAGTCATGTGGGGTTTAATATAATGGGCGTAGAAACTATGCTTTTGGTATCTGCTGGAGTCGGGTTATACCAAGGCATAGCCGCCAATGCTGCGGGAGCTGCGCAATCCAGAATGCTAAAGTCCCAAGCGGAACTTTTGCGCATAGAGAATAACGCGGCTGCGGGCAGATACGAAAGGGAAGCAAAAGGATTTAAAGCTGAGCAATCTGTTCAATTTTTGAAGAGCGGAGTGAAACTTACTGGTTCTCCCCTAGACATTTTAGATGAGACCTCAAGAATAGCCTCTGAGAACGTAAGCGCAATTCGTG